CGGGGCCTCGCTACGGTTCTCCATTGCAGATCACGGGAGGCACAGATTACATGGCCGTGGCAACGGTCTACCGGTGCGTGAGCGTACTGTCGGACAGTGTTGCCGGTCTCCCTCTTCATTACATGCTGCACAAGGGCGGACGGTACGCTATCGCAGATAACTCTCCGATGGAGTACATGCTGTCAGTAGAGCCTACTCCGATGATGTCGTCTTACACCATGTGGTCGATGGCTGTGAAGGACATGCTTCTATGGGGCAATGCCTACATCTATCCCCGCAAGATAGACGGAGAGGTTACCGACCTCGTATTGTGCCGTCCGTGGCTCGTGAGCTATGACGACATCAACGACCTGTACACCATTCACGATGCCTATAACGGCGTGGACGGCACGTTCCAGGAGAACGAGATCATCCATCTTTTCCTTCACTCCCACAATGGCAAGCGCGGCATCAGCGTCCTTGAACATGCCCGCCGCACCATCGAAATAGCGACAGCCGGAGACGGTGAGACAGCGAGCCGGTTCTCCAACGGCGGCAACGTGAAAGCTTTTGTGACGAACGACAAGAACGGCGTGACTGGCTGGGGAGAATATCAAGACGACCAGCTGAGCAACTTTGCCGACGACCTCGACCAGCGCATCAAGGGGCGCAATTTCGTCAGCCTTCCCGGACAAGTGGACGTGAAGACGGTGAGCATGAGCTCTGCCGACATGCAGTTCTTGGAAAGCCGTAAGTTCACGGTCATCGAGATTTGCCGCTTCTTCGGTGTAGAGCCGTCATTTGTGTTCGCTGACACCTCGACGAACTACAAGAGCGCAGAGAATGCGAACCGGAACTACCTCGTCAATACGCAAGATCCAATTCTGAAGCGCATCGAGGCAGAACTGAACCGCAAGCTCATCGGCAGGAAGGGCATCGGCAAGGCAAAGATCATGTACGACCGCAGCGGCGTGTACTCGCTCGACCTCCAGAGCAAGGCCAACTACTACAAGACCATGGAGGAGATCGGAGCGATGAGTGCCAACGACATCCGGCAGATGGAAAATATGCCGTCGACGGACGGCGGAGACACCGCCTTGGTAAGTGCTAACCTCGTACCGCTGAAGAGCGGAAAGTTGTGGGGTACCGATCCCAATCAGAAACCGGAGAAAGGAAGATGACCGATTTTTTGTCAGACAAAATCGGCGAGCGAGAGTTAAAATAATATAACGAAAGTATAAAATAAATTAAAACGATATGGAACGCAAAAATACGACAAAGACGATACGCAGAGAGGCCAGCTTCCAGGCAGACCTCCACGTCCGTGAGTCTGATGGCGGTTCCGAGAGCCGTACCATTGAGGGCTACGTGCTGAAATTCGGTGTTCGCAGCGTTCTGTTGCGCGACTGGTGGAACCCATACTATGAGATTCTCGAGCCCGGCTGCGTGACGCGTGAGATGCTTGACAAGTGCAACATCCCGCTGACCATGTTCCACGACCGCGAGCTGGTCATAGCCCGCTCGAAAAATGGCAAGGGCACACTCAACTATACCGTTGACGGCTTGGGCACGCAGTTCAATGCAGACGTAGCCCGCACCGCCGACGGCGACAAGGCTCTTGAGCTTGTCCGCAGAGGTGACCTCGACGGCTGCTCCTTCGTATACTCCACGGACGAAATGGATCCGGAGGCCGTGACCTACGAGAACTCGGGCGAAAAAGACGCTGACGGCAACGACATCCTTCTTCGTCACGTGTGGAGGATAGACAGTATCACCGACTTCACACTCACCGGCAATGCCGCCTACGAGCAGACGGAGTGCGTAGCGCGCGAGGCTCCCGACGGCTATACCTTCGACCGCAAAGCCATGAAGATGGTGCGCTCCGACGCCGCTGCACAGCAGCAGCCTACCGAACCCGGCACTACCCACAATGGAAGAGAGGCGGAGGAGGAACAAGCGCGCGAGGCTTTAAAGCGCGAGTCCTTGAAGCGCGAGCAGGTGGCGCAGCTTCGCAGAGCGGCAGACACACTGAGAGAGTTTATCAATTAATTTTTAACCACTAAATATATTTAGAAAATGGAAAAGAAAGCATTTGATTTCCGTGCGGCCTACGACCGCCTTGAGGCTATCGGCAAGCGTCGTGAGGAGCTTGCAGAGGGTCTTGAGAAAGACAAGGAGCGCGAGAGCTACACCGACGCTGAGAAGGCCGAGATTCGCAGTCTTGAGCGCGAGCAGCAGATCCTCGACATGAAGATCAAGGCCAACACAGCCTTCTTGGGTACGGTTCGCGAGGACAACGTTCAGGACATGAACCAGAAGATGCGTGAGGCCATCAGCAACAACCAGCGTTTCGAGATGACCATTGCACGCAGCATGATCAAGCGTGACGCATTCGGCGGCAACACCTCAGGCTACGCAGCCCCCGGCCTTGCCAGTACCAACCCGTTCTCCATCACTACGGGTCAGATTGTTGAGCCTCTTTGGGCCAACACCATCCTTCAGACTCTCGGCCAGCCTCTGCTCACCGGTCTGAAGGGCAACTACCAGTGGCCGGTTGTCGAGGCATTCGAGGCCACCATCAACGATGAGGGTGTTGCCCTTGGTGATTCCAAGATTCCATTGAGCAAGCTCATCGCCCGTCCTGAGCGAATTGGCATCGCCGTGCCCATCACCCGTGAGACCATCAACGAGACCGATGGTCTTATCCAGACTGTAGCTACAGAGTACATTCCGAAGGCCGTGGCCGCTCTCATCAACAAGGTGGAGTTCTCGCTGACCAAACTGAAGAAGTACGCAAACGGCAAGGTGACCGCTAACGACGCCACCAACCTTGTAGGCCCGTTCGTAGGTAAGACCGCCACGACCTACACCGGTGACGCTCCTTCGCTGAAGGACATCCTCGCCCTGAAGAGCTCCGTGCTGTCCAAGAACATCATGCCCGAGGGTCTCGCCTACGTGATGACCGAGACAACCAAGGGTCTGCTCGAGGCAACACCGAAATGGCAGGGCAGCAACCAGGCCATCGTCGACGAGAACGGCAAGATCAACGGCGTGCCCGTATTCACAACGAGCTACGCTCAGGAGGGTGCCGTATACTTCGGTGCGTTCAAGTATGCGCCCATGGGTCTGTTCGGCGACATGAACATCATCGTCGATCCTTACTCTCAGGCACGCAAGAACGCCATCGACTTCGTTCTAAACGTAGATTTCGCCATCACCGTTCTTCGTGATGAGGCATTCGCCATCCTCACCAAGAAGGTAGGCGCTTAACAAGTATAAAAGCAAGAGATAAAGGTTATGAGCAACGTCAGCACTGAATATTTGAAACAGCACACCCGTTTTGACGAGGGCATCGACGACGAAACCTATCTCCGTCAGGTGGGCGACAACGCCGAGGCATTCGTTGCCCGTGCGTGCCAGTGGAGAGACCAGGCTGCCTTCCAAGCAGCCGTCAGCGAGGGTGGAGAGCTTCATAACCTTTATCTCCAAGCAGTATGTATGCTGGCAGACTACTGGATCACTACGACCCGCAGTGCCGGTACGATGCAGCAGATTCATGTAGCACCCTTGGGCGTGACCGCACTCATTGCGCAGATGCGCGAGCTCGTCCATACTAACGACTGAAGGTTATGATCGTGACAAGTCAGATGGATAGCATTATCAAGGTACAGAATGCCGTGAGATCGGCTGACACGTACGGAGAAATGCGCGAGACATGGGAGGACACCATACCCCGTATGCACGCCCATGTGACTTATAAGAGTCAGAGCGTGAATACCGCAGACGGTGACACCGCCCCCTCGGGCGAGTGTACATTCGTGACTCGCTATACTGACAAAATCAAGGTCGGCAGCCGGATTGTTTGGGAAGACCGCACGTATCTCGTGAGGAAAGACCCACGGAGGTATAAGACCCGCGGTTATGTGGAGGCGGACGCACAACTCATAAACATGTAAGCAGATGGACGGCATCAAGGTAAAGAAGCGCACGGCTCTGTCAGCCGGTGAGGCAGTGGCAGGATGTCTGAGGAGCGTGTTCGGGAACACCATCAACGGCGTTTTTCCTGACAAGGCCCGCACAGACATCAAGCTGCCCTACATCATCTACCAGGTAGACGGAGACACGGAAACGAACGACAAGAGCCGTTCTTCGTTCCTCGACTCGTGTACCGTTACCCTTCACTGCTTCGCAACCCACTACGGGGACGCTGTGGACATGGCAGAGGTGTGCCGCGCCGCACTGAGCGGGAGCACGATTACCCACTCCTTCGGAGACGGCAGCACGATCAAGATAGACTGCTCCAAGATTACCGGTTTCGGCGGTGACGTGGACTCGGACTGCTACGACCGGGTGGTGAGCATCAATTGTCGGGTGTGCTGACATGTAGCATACATAATTAACGATAACAATTAAAAGAATACAATTATGGCAGGAACAACAACCGTAAAGAGTGGATATGTAAACGGCAGCGACATGCTGCTCTATATCGATGATAAGGCAATCGGTCATTGCACCTCGCACACTACGACCTTCGATACCGAGACCAAGGACAGAGCCGTGAAGCCTGAGGCAAGCAAGAAGATGTCGGCAGGTCTGTGGAAGAGCACCGGCGTCACCGGACTCTCCATCACGATCTCCTTTGAGGGTCTTGCTTTCTACAATGAGACGGAGTTTGGCTTCAAGGAGCTCCTTAAGGCGTGGAAAACGGGCAAGCCGATTAAGGTTAAGTGCATGGAGCGCGAGGCCACGACTCCTTATCTGAGCGGTCAGTTTGTGATTACGCAGGCGGAGGAGGAGGCTCCGGCCAACGACGATACGTCGTACAAGGGCACGCTAAAGAACGACGGCGAGCCGGACTCTATCGACGAGACACAGATCACCGAGACGGCAGCGTAAGGACTATTTTTCAATCATTTTATTCTTCATCGATCCAGGGGCGGAGCGGCTAACACCGCCTCGCCCCTTTTTCTTTTCACCCTTTGCCGCTGTACTACAGCGGCCTACGGAACGGAACAGAGGGGTGGGAAGACAATCATAAGCAATAACAGACAATAACAAGAACAGATATGAAAACAGTAAAGATCACAATCGAGAACAAGGAATACCCCATGCGTGCTACCATGGGTGCCATGGACATTTTCAAGAAGGAGACTGGCAAGGATCCGTCGGAGATGAATCAGGAGAGCCCCGTTGATATCACGACATTCATCTATGGATGCGTGAAGAGTGCTTGCCGCAAGGATAAGGTGGACTTTCCTTACAGCCTCGACGAGTTTATGGACTCCGTGGACGTGGAGACCATCCTTTCTTGGAGCGACGAGCTGAGCCGTCTGACGGACAACGGAGGCGGTGGTTCAAAAAAAAAGGCAAAGTAGCAACCTTCAGTGAGCTCTTCGGCTACGGGGTCGGCGTGATGGGCTTGTCGGTGGATGACTTTCTCGGTATGGACACGGACGAGTTTGACGCTGCCTCCAAGGCCTTCGGAGAGCATGAGGACATGCTTGAGCGCGAGCGGTGGGAACGGATGCGGCTGTTGGGCCTGATGACCGTGCAGCCATGGTCGAAGAAGAAGCTGACGGCTGAGAAGCTCCTGCCTCTGCCATGGGACGTAAAAGATGACACTCCAAGGGACACCACGACGGAACACGACGGGACACGGCTGACCAAGGCAGAGCACAGGGCACGGGCTGAGGAAATGCTGAAACTGTTGGGTGATAGATATTAAATACGGAAAGACTATGAGCAATACGACATACAACGACCCATCACAATACAAGGGAAAGGAGTGGAAAGAGCTGCTCCAGTGCTTCAACAAACGTGACCTGAAGGCTTCGCTGAAAGGAGCGTACAGAACGACGGGCAAGGAGATTCTTGCCATTGCCCGTCAACGGCTGATGTCGAGCGGCATTGCCCACGCCT